TCAAATGTACTTTCGTACTCCTGTCTATAGGTGCTTTGATCTAGATCTCGTTTGGCTTGTGATAATTCTTCTTCGTCAACAAATCCACCCTGTGCTGTGGTAAATTGAAAAGAATCGTATTCTGTTTCTTCTGGATTTTGACCTCTTTGATAAAGATCATAAAACCAATTCATACCTTTGGGTGTGCCTGTGAATAGAGCTCGTCCTTTGGTGTCTGACAGTGTGGGTCTAAGAACTTCTGTCCAAGCAGACTCATCAATGTCTGCACATTCATCTAAGATTAAAAAATCAATACCAACACCTCTGAGTGAGTTTTTGTTGTCTGCACCTCTGAGACATATTCTTGAATTGTTTTTGAGAATAATTGTTAATTCTGCTTCGTTGATGTTTTTTACCCAACGAAGATCCTGTAATTTTTTCTTCAGCATGACCCAAGCAATTTGTTTCATCTGTCTGTAGGAAGGACCGCAAATCCAAATTAACCTGTTTGGATCTTTGGCATAGAAGCAGGCTTCTCTGATAGCGAGTGTGGTTTTGCCCACACGTCTACCTGCGACCATTACTCTAAATCTTTTTGTGGATAGGGCTACTTGTTTTTGGCATTCAGACAACTGCATACAATTAATTATAAGAAATTACAACTGCTAATATTTTTTAATTTATTTTAAATCGTTTTCCCAAGGCAGAGGTGCAGTGTTTTCTGTGTCTGTGGGTGTGTCTTGTTGTCCAAGATAATTTTTTCCTAAAAAGATTAACATTCTCACATCTTTCTTTTCAACTGCGGCTTCGTACTGAGCTCTTCTTAAACTTTTCTTTCCGTTGGCTTGACCTTTTTCAATCAGATGTTTGTATCTTTTCTGCAGTGTGGAAACTGATGTGCCCACAACTTCAGCAATCTCTTCATAGGTACACATGATGCTGGCCAATTTGAAAATTAGATCTTTGTCCAGTTTGTATGTTTTTTTTACTGCATCACTCATTATAAATGCTTTCTTTTTACTATGATTCTGAATCTTCTAGAATCTGTGTCACCGTTGGCTGTGACCACTTTGACATCTATGTTGTATTCGTTGTCTTCTGATCCGTTTCTTAATCTGATGTTCACCAATGAACCACCTGCAAGACTCACGTCTGTGGCTTCGTTGGTAGGAAATGCCAGTGGTGATGAATCACCTGAAATAGTTTCTATTGTGATATCTGCGGATGATAGGTTATCACCTGCATTTAGATAATCTGTCCAGTCAACACCGTACACGATGTTGGCATCTGGGTCTTTGATGATGTAAGCACCTTTGTTGTCTCTTAAAAATCCTGTTAGGTCTGCCATAAATTAATCTCCTCTTACTCTTGGTAATGGATCTGTTCTTGTGAATGGTGATCTTTTTAGTTTATAAGCTCTTGTTTCTTGTTTCACTTTCACTTCTCTTGTTTCTGTTACCAAACTATTTAATCTATTTTCTTGTTTTGTTAGTATTTGTCGTAGTTCTTGTGCAATTTTGAATGATCTGGTTTCCTGCAACGCCTTAATTGTGTGAAAAGGATCTGCAATAGAAATATATCTTCCCACAGATACTTGAGTGTTGAATGCAGTAAAGGCACTGACTAGAGCCGCAGGTGCAAAGTTGGCATTGGATTCAACTGTGGAAACAACAGATGCTGAAGCAGAATCTTTAAACACAGCATTTAGATTTGCATCAACAGAAAAACTGCCCAACACTATTGCCGCCATCACAGCAGGATCAAAATTTAGATTAACAGTGGGTGCAAATATGCCTGTGATATTTGAATTCAATGCCGCATTGGCATAGTTGGCATTGCCTGTCACTGAAGATACAGTTATAGGTAATGCTGTGGAACTCCATGTTCCAAATGTGTCTTGTGAAAAACTAGCTATAGGTTCTGCTGGTGATGACCATATGCCAAACACAGTTTCAGAAAATACTGCTGTGGGTTCTGCTGGTGATGACCAGATACCAAATGTTGATTGATTGGACCTTGCTTGAAAGACTCCACCTGGCTCCCATTTCTCACGGAACCATTCGTCCCAAGATCTGTCTACGTCACCAAAGTCGTCCCAGGTATAATCGTCTTGACCTTCAAAGGCTTCTTTTACAGCCATTGGTTACCTCCGTTATGCTAGGCTAACAGTCAATGATCCTGATGCGATTGATAATGTGTCGCCGTTTAGTATTTCTTTAGGATTGGTTAATGCCCCATAAAACAGAACATTGCTTGTTGAACTACCATCATCAATTTGATCAACAATGGCAACATAGTTCACAGTGGAACCACCTGTTGCTGGATTGTTGTAGTTTGCATTCGCTTGTGGAAAAGTGACAGTGATATTAGATGCCGCTGATCCTCCTGATGCTGTTGCAAAGTTGATTGATTGTCTTGCATATGCGCCTGTGTTAATTTCGTAGTTTCCCCAGTTGCCTGAAGAATTTGCCATTGTGCCTGCTTCCAGTGCCGCAGAAACATCTGAAGCAGTACCTGAGAACAGAGCAACATAAAGCGTTGGTGGTGTAAAGTTTCTTGCACCTTCGCCTAAGACGTGGTCAAGCACTTCATTTTCTAAATAATTAGATGCCGCACTCATGTGTTTCTCCTTAATTTGTAATTAATTACTATGGATATTTAGTGATTGTAAAAAAAATACCAATTTAAAAGTTAAATTATGCATTTCTAAAGGTTAATCTAACTCTACCAGCACCCTGTTGAGGCACTCCGCCACCTGTGATTACAAATGTAGCAAACAGACCAAAGTTTGTTTTGAAAGGTTCTGTTCTATCTCCCACATAACTTATGGATGTGATATTGCTGTGATCTGTTAGAGCACCTCCATACAGTGCTTTTCCTAGAACAAGAGGGAAACTGGATGACTGCGGTGAGGAAGGTGACTCAGTAAAATTGTTAAAAACAACATTGCCAAATGTTGGATCTGCACCTGCACCTTTGGAAACTGCAATACTTAGACCTGGAGCAGTGTATGGTGGATTAAACAGATTGGGAGTTCCTGAAACATTCAATACTGCTCCAGCAACAATTAAAATAGTTCCATCCCATGAATCATCATGAGTAAAGTTTCCATCAATGGTTGTGATTTCCAATTGATATGTGCCTGTTTTCAAAGGAACCCATGGTGCATCATTTAGTGTTGAGGTATCAGATGCGTTATTACCAATTCTGTAGGCTCCAGCAGATGTTTGTTCTCCAAAATGTTCGCCACCTGCCACAATGTTTAAATCATCTTTGATAATATTAATGTTCATGTGGATATCTACTGATGTGCCTGATGTGAATATGCCATCAAAGTCAATCACAGTTTCGTTGTTTGCTGATGATCCTGAAAATATTGCTTTGGGAAACCCTAAAGGCATTATCTGAAATCTTTTTGCATGGTGCCTATTAGATCTACACCATCATTGAAAATAGAAACCACATCAATTTCATCTGTGCCTGTGCTGAGTGTGGAAACACCATTGGCAAATTTGACTGCTGTGGAATCTGCAGAATAAAAAGCACCTGTGTTGCCACCACCTGAGTCTTGTTGAATAATAATTGTGACAATGCCACCTGTTGGTAGATTATCAACCACAAAGTTTGCTGAATGCTCCAGTGTGACTCTGTGCACCTGTGCTGTGTCGTAGTCCACAGTCATTGTTGTCGCTGATGTTAATGAATTAATTTTTTCTTTGTATCTTTCAATGGTACCTAATCTTGTTTTAGCATCATCTTCTGTGGTGTATAGGAAATAATCATTTGTGATGTTGGTTGTGCCTGATCCTGATTTTGTAAAGCCTCCATAATAGAATGCATATGCATCTGTGACATTGACTGTGGCACCTGAACTTGGTGTGGATAGGCCAAATGCTCTGTAGGCATAAGCATCTGAAACATTGATTGTTGAAGCAGTGCCTCCAGCTGGAAAATAAACACCTGCCGCATTGGCAGAGGCATTGCCCAGTGTTGAAGTGCCTGTGGATGTGTCTCGTAATTCTAAAAGGTGTTGTATCTGTGCTCCAGCGGCAGTTGATGTTGATGTCAATGCTGAATCATTTAGATCCACTGACAGTGTGTCTTGCACTCTGTATCTTGCTAGACTGGATGATGAATCTGCACCATTGGTTTTCCACATACCTGTTCTACCCAATGCATATTCTCTGGTGCCTGGAACATCTGTTAAATTTTCATAGTTTAATCTAGATCCAATTGCATTGGTTCCTACACCTGTAGGATTGGAAGTTAGTTCTCCACCTGCAAGAGTTGTGTCATCTAAAACAATTTCACCTGTGCCTGAAGCTCTGATAAAAAGACTGTCATTGGAACGAGTGGCTTCTATTTCATTGCCTTGTATTTTGATTGGACCTGTGCCGTTAAAATGATCTATCAATGCATTGACATTGTCAATGTTCTGTTTGATATCTGCTCGTGCAAGTTTTGGGCTGTCTGTTCCTGCATCAACATTAGTTGTGCCTGCTTTGACTGTGGGGTATGCCATCTATTACTCCGTTTCTATGAAAGTTTCACCCGTAAACTCTTCTAATTTACGAATCATTTTTTCCATGTTGACTCTAACTGTTTTACCTGTTCTAGTATTCGTAGAATGGAATATCCATTCATCTTGTTCATTGTGTGGTGAAAACTGTGTGACGTTGCCTGCTTCATCTCTGAAAAACAATTTAGAACTGGATGCAACATCTTTGGCATAGACATGACAAGTATCTGCCACTGTGGATGGATCACCTGATTGGTTGGCATATTCAACTGCACCAAATCTTGAAGTTAGGTTTCCGTTGTCATAGAAAGCATATTCATTGCTGACTGTGACATTGCCACTGGATCCTTTGTTGAAGTCATCCACAAAGAAGTGATAGTAATCTGTGACCACTGTGGTTCCTGCCATGGTGCTGTCTGCCAAACCAAATGATCTGATTGAATAAAAATCATTCACAGTCAAGTTGCCTGAACCACCTGATCTGATATAAAGTCCTGTGCCCTGTCCAGATGATGCCGCCAACACTGACGCATCAGAACTGCTGTTCTTCAACTCTACCAAGTGTTGCATCTGTGCACCTCTGGTTGTGCCTGAACTGGTTGAATCATTACCAGCCATGTCCAAAGTGATTGTGTCTTGTATTCTAAATCTTGTTAATCCACTGGATGTGTCACCTGTTAGATCAGCATTCAATGTTCTACCATTGGCATAGTGTCTTGTACCACCACTTGAGGATACT